CAATTTCAGTTTCTTTAGCTGCTGTTCTTACATCAGTCAACATAGAAGTCTTTACATCTGCACTGATCTCTTGAGTACAAGTAGGGCAAGCAGTATTCACTTCAAAGAACTTTGCTTTAGCTACTAATTCTTTCATAGAATGATTGTGTCTGCCTTTCTCAGTAGTTAAAGCTTCTCTGACTTTCCTTAAGGAGTTGAGACTGCCGCGTAAGCCAGCCGGATATTTATCTAATTTTTCTTTTAGAGATTGTATGTTATCCTGAGCTGATTTAATATCATCATCAAATGATTGCTTTGCATCTTTGTTAATAGATTCTAATTGTGTTATGTGTTTCTTTTGATATTCTATTTTATCTTTCTGATTCTCTAATGCATTCTTAGAACTCTTATGTAGATCTTTACTTATGTTATTACGTATCTTTAGTACTGTCTTCATCTTACTAAACACACCAATATCTAATAGATCTTCAATGACATCTCTTCTATCCCATGCTTTTAATTGCATAAACGGTATAAAGGAAGATGATCCTAATACTACAATCTGATGGAATGATTTATGATTAAGCTTTAATATGTTTTGCTCTAAAAACTTTTGATAGTCTCTTACATTAGTCTGCTGATCTATCATGTTACCATCTTGATAGACTTCAAAATTATTTGGTTTAATACCACGTAACACTTTCCAATCATGGCCAGCAGTTTCAAATTCAATAGTAACTTCACAACCTTTACCGTTTACTGAATTGACTAAGCCACCTCTCTTGACATTACGATGAGGCTTATTAAATAAAGCAAATGATATTGCATCTAATATAGTAGACTTACCCGTACCATTAGTACCTACAACAAGAGTTGATCTTGATTTATTTAGGTCTATGGTTATTGGGTTGTTGCCGGTTGAGAGAAAGTTTTTGTACGTGAGTTTTTTAAATAATATCATGGGTATATTATATCACAATTAACGAGATTGTACATACTTATACTTCTGAATTTTGTATGTTATTTAGCTCTCCACCTTGGATTAAATATGTATCATCTTTGACAAACATCATCTCTAAACCAATCGTTTCTACTTGTCCTAAAAAGTGATCACAACTATTATATAAGGTAGCTGCAAATAGACCTGTTTGAAAACTCATATCCATATGCATTTCCTCTTCATCTATTCCATGCTTTTTAATTGCTAATGCCACAAAGTATTCTCCCATGGAAGTTAACGAACCACAATTCATTTTCCAATATTCTACTCCACCTAATACCATAAGCACTAATGATTCATCTTCAAAGTATGTTCTATACTTTTCTTTATCAATAGTTGACTCAGGTTTAACCTCTGGCACTGGATCTTTAATCATAACAATTATCTCATCAGTTTGAGGGTCATCAATTACAATTACGTTAGCCTCAGGCTTAGGGCTGAAATCTGTCCAGATTTGTTCAGCCCAAGCCAAGAGAGGTAATAAGGCTAGTAGTAGTACTACCCTCTTATATCTTCCACCGCTATCGGTGTTTCTATTTCTGTACATGTTACCATCCCACATTTCACTTGATTCATTTTATCTGTTAGCATCGAACACCCGCTCGTACTAAATACCGCGACTAGACATACTAGCACAAATGCTAATATTGCCCATCGTGATGCTGTAATTTTTTTCATCTTCATTACTGTATCTCCATATCTATGGCATCATTATAAAGACTGTTCATGAGTGTCTTGAGTTTCTCTTTGTCAAGATCTGTATTCACACCATCAATATAACTTGCCATTAAGTCGGTTGTATTTTCTACATCTTCTATGTTAGTGAGTACGTTCTCACCTAAGAACTCAGAGAAATTTTCAGCTATTTTTAGATCATGTGTATCTAGCTCTGATATCCGTTCAATAAATTTGTCAAACATGAAAGGGTTAGACTTATTCCCTACAATTACTTTAACAAACTTGCCCGTAAGTATATTTATATCATAATTCGTGTAATCTGTGTCAGTATCATCATAATATATTTTATGAAATAATGTTAATGGATTAGGTATTGCCTCTATTGTTTTAGTATCTGTATCGAATACATGGAAATATTTCTGATCATTTGCATCAGCCCATGTAAATTCCATTTGACAACCTAAATAACGTATGTTCCCTTGTTGTGAACTTGCATGATAATGACCAGACAAACACATATCGAAATGCTTAAATGGTTCTACACCCATACCATGACCTTTAGGTTGTTTAATACCTCTCATCATTTCAAAGTCTTGCAACTCTAAATGACCCATCATAATACCTTTGTTAGCTGCTAAGAAGTTCATAGACTCTTCATGATTCTCTGTATTAATCCATGGTATTAAATGTACATCACATCCGTCATAGTTTAAAGTAGATGCCTTCATTACAATATTAATATTGCTTGTATAGTATCCTAATAGTTCTTTAAGAGAACAGAGATCATTTGTGTTCTTATGAAATACATCATGGTTGCCTGGAATAATATCCATGGTCATACCTGCTTGTTTCATAGGTTCAAGGAAATGATTTCTATTAGCATTCAATGCTTTAAAGTTTACAAACTTGCGGTGATCATAATAATCACCAAGGTGTATGATCTTTTTTATATCATTGTCTTTACAAAATGGAAAGAATACTTCCTTATAGAATCTCTCTTGAAAGTCTATGAATATCTGTGAACTATTTCTTACACCACAATGTGTATCATTTAATAATGCTATCTTCATACAAATTCATTTCCTTTAAACCAAAAAACTAAACTATATCTTGTACCCTTTGTAACTTTATCTACCTTATGCCAAACATGAGATGGAAATACAGTAATACCACCTGTCGATTTAGATATTTTTTTAGGATCTGTTTTATCATATTCTAATGCGTTATCAAACCACATATCACCACCTTTAAAATTATCATTTAGATTTATAGTAACACTTATCTTTCTTATTTTACCATCTCCATCTGATTGCTCAAACGAATCTCTATGCCAATCGTAATAACCACCTTTGTTATATTCAGTAAATTGAATTTCTTCAACTGGTTCCCATTGGAAATTCCAACCTGCTTTTTCATTTGCTGAATATATGTATGGTATTAGTAACTCAGTTATCCATTGGTCATATAACCACACAACATTTGATTCTCTATACTGTTCTTGTTTATTTTGAACAGTAGCTTTACGTTTTTTCTTAGATAAACCTAATTCAATTATACGATTGCATGTCTCAGAGTCTAACGCTTCTGGAAATGACCAAACAAAATGTTGTAATCTCATACTACCTCCATGGTTCACCCATTACCCAAACAACTAAACTATACCGTGTACCCTTTGTAACTTTCGTTACTCTATGATATGTATCAGATGGGAACACACATATGTTACCTAAACTTGAACGTGTTGCTCGTGGTGTTGCTTTCCAATATCTATCTTCTGAATCTATTTCTAAAACACCACCTTCATAATCATCATTTAGATTTATAGTAACACTCAACTTTCTTGTTGCACCACCTGTTTTACTTATATCTGTATTTGTATCGCGATGCCAAGTATAATGACCACCTACATTATATTTAGTAAACTGAATCAATTCAGGAGTATCATAATCAAAATTCCATTCAGCATTAACATTTGCTGTAGCTACATATTCCATAATCTGTTGCATAATATATGGGTCGTGTATCCATCCAGTTTCGCAAACACGTAGTGTCTTTGCAGGTTTTTTACCTCCATCAACCGTGGCACTTTCAATAATTTGTTCTTCACCTATTCGTATTAGTTCATCGCACGTATGTTTATTCAGTGCATTATCAAATATCCATGCATTATGTTTTAATCTCATCTTATCCTTTCATTAATTTCTCTAACTTTTTCTAATAGGGTTAGTTTACCTTTGCCAGATTTTACAAAGGCACTTGTATCTTTTGGAAAGCACATGCCACCAAATCCGTATTTTCTATCTGGTCCAGGAACCATCATATGACTTCTGCCAATACGATCATCCATACTTACTATCTGGGTTAACTCATCAAATCCATCTTCACCAAACATTGACTGTAATTCATTAAAGAATATAACCTTCGTGGCTAAGAATGAATTGATTGTATACTTAGCGTATGCCGCTGTCTTCATATCAGTGAATTTAACAGAACCCATCCATATACCAGATTGTTGAAAGATCTCATACCAATATCTACATTGATGTCCGCCAAATATAATAAAGGATTGATTTTGAAATTCTTCTGTTGAATCATTTTCTGTTAAGAATTCTGGATTAAACGTTAAAGCTTTATCGTCTTGAAGTAGTTCAACTAATTCTACTGAGATAGTTGACTTAATAAGGATAGGAACATGAGGTGCTTTCTTACGTATGACACGGATATATTGTTCAACCAACATATCATCGCATTCACCTGTTGGACCTTGCGGTGTAGGTAGACATAATATAATACCATCCCAATCATCATACGCTTTTGCATAAGTCATATGATGGTCATCTTTATCTATTATGTCTATGACATTATTTTTAGATAAGCCTTTATGTACAGCTTTACCTACAACACCGTGACCGATAAGTAATAAGTTTTTCATGGTTATATTATATCACACATTAATCAAAAGTACATACCTTTATAATAGTCTTTAAACCAATCAGTAAAATGTTTAACTCCTTCTTGAATTGTTGTGGTTGGATTATATCCTAATCCTTGAATCTTTGTAATGTCTGCCTGTGTTGATTTGACATCTGCTGGATGCATAGGTAACATATTCTTTTGTGCTACTCTACCTAATTCATTCTCTAAGCATTCTATATAATCCATGAGCTCATTCGATTTACCTGTACCAAGATTATAGATCTCATGATGATTTATTGCTGGAGTGAGTAATAGATTCTCTAATACAAGATGAATACCATCAACTAAATCACCAACATAAGTAAAGTCTCTTTGCATATCACCATCGTTATATACATCAATAGGTTTACCTTGAGCCATAGCTTCTGCAAATAATCCTAGTGCCATATCAGGTCGACCATATTCACCATAGACCGTGTAGAATCTTAAGCCTGCGGCTAGCAGTTTCGAAGATTCAAATTGTTTTTCATTCACATATTTAGACCAAGCATAAGGATTAAGATGATCACTATCTACACAAGATGATGAGGCATATACAACAGGTATTTCATAATACTCACATGCATGAATCAATCTTTGAGTTCCAGTTAT